CGCGATGCGACACTCGTGCCGGTGTACGACCCCGCCGCCGGCCAGCCGGCCGCGGTGAGCACGGCCGCCGCCTGCGCCGCCGTGGTGCCGGCCGGGATCAGCGTGCCGTCGGGCACCACGAGCGCCGCGAGCGTCGCGATCGCGTCGATCGCCGACAGGGTCGCGACCTGGTCGCCGACGTCCCACTCCCACGCTTCCAGGGTGCCCGTCCAGCCGGCGGCGCCGTCCACGAGCACGCGCAGCGGCATGCCGACGCGCAGGAAGTTGAAGTACGGGCTCGTCGCGTTGCTCGGGTCGTAGGCGCGCGTCGTGTCGTGGAGGTTGACCTGCGCCCGGCCGCCCTCGGTCTCGGTCAGCGGCCCGAAGGGGTTGCCGGCGCCCCACGACCAGTTGATCGAGAGCACGAGGCACGTCACGTCGTCCCAGGCGCCCGTCCACGGCGTCAGTTCGGAGCCGGGATTGGCGTCGAGAAGGTCGCGATCGAGGATGAACGGACGCTGGCCGAGATCGCCCTGCACGACGATGTCGGCGCCCTGGACGAGACTCATCCGGCCGCCCGGTCGAGCGCCCGCAGGAACGTGCCGCGGCCGCCGTTGTTGCCGGCCCAGCGCTGAAGCGCGCGGACCACCGCCTCGGGATCGGCGCTCGTGTTGATCGTCACGTTGGTGACGCCCGCCTGGCGCGTGCTGCGGGCGGCCCTGGTCGTCGCGACCCCGGGCGCCGCGGGCGCCGAGAGGCTGAACGGCAGCGAGATCGAGGGCAGCTTGAAGTCCTTCAGCGGGTTGAGCGCGTTCATCAGGTCGCCGATCTTGCCCATGAACGTGCTGATCGCGCCGATCACCTTGCCGATCCAGTCGATCACGCCCTTGAAGGCGTCGGCGATGCCGTTGATGACCTCGGTGATCTTGGTGATCGCCGGCTGGAGCTTGTTGACGATCCAGCCGATGACGGTGCCGATCCACTGGACCACCTTGATCACCGCGTTGACAACGAGCGTGAACGCGTCGACCAGGAGCTTGACGAGCACGATCAGCGGCGGCAGCACCACGTCGAGCAGGCGCACCAGCAGATCGATCATGGGAAGGATGGCGGGAACGAGCTTGTCCATGATCGGGAGGAAGGCAGATCCCACTTTTTCGCCGACTTCTGCGAAGGCGTCCTTGCCTCTCTTGCTCATGCCCTCGGTCGATTCGGCGTAATCGTCCGCCGCGCCCGCGCTCAGGTTCGTCGCCACCGTGATCGTGTCGGCGGCGCTGGCCTGCTTGGCCATGCCGGGGAACAGCTTCGCCAGTTGCGTGTCGTTGCCGGCGTACGCCTTGCTCACGGCCGACGTCGCCGTCTCCAGGTCCACGCCGGCGGCGCGGCTGATGTCCATCGCCTTGGCGAGCAGATCATTCGCCGTCTGCGCGTCGCCGGTGGCGGTGATCAGGTCTTCCAGGCCGCCACGGACCTCGGAATCGGAGAACGCCTTGTCGGCGCCCATCTTGATCGCGTCGTCGATCAGGCCGGTGTAGTCGCCGACCGCCGCGCCCGTGTTCTTGTAGGCCGTCTCAAGCTTGGTCTGCTCGTCGCGGTCGGTCGCCGCGGCGGTGGTCATGTCGGCGATCGCGCCGATGGCGATGCCGGCGCCGGCCAGCACGCCCGCACCGGCGATCAGGCCGGCCGGACCGATGCCACCGATGAGCCCGGTCGCCTTCTGGGCGCCCGCTTCGAGATCGGCCGTCTCGGCGGTGAAGCGGGCGACGATCTCCAGGGCGTCAGCCACGGCGCGCCTGCTTCTCGACGGCGCGCGCCCACGCGAACAGGTCGCCCATGGTGAGGCGATCGAGTTCGGACGGGCCCAGGCCGGTCAGCCGCAGCCAGCTCACGTAGAAGTCACTCCACGCCCCGTCGACCGCGTCACGCCGACGGGCGTCGTAGGGTCCGGCGGCGAGCCGACGATGTCGAGTTCGAACAGGCGCGCGTCCTCCCACCTGAGATCGGGCTCGACGCGCCGCAGGACAACCCACGCGAGCGCCTGCGCAAGCTCCACCGCCGCCCAGCCGCCCTGCTCGCGGCGTTCGAACTCCTCGGTGACCTCGCCGGGTGTCAGGCCGATCGCGCGGCCGACCGCCGCCAGCTCCCACGCCGAGAACGAATCGCGCCTGATCGCCGCCATCGGCAGGCGCAGCACGCGGCCGGTGCGCGTCCGATCCAGGATCTCGCCGAGATCGGTGACCGCCGGAGCGTGGCCGTTCTCGTTCACTTCGCCTTCGCCGCCGCGCGGGCCGCCTTGGCGCGGCTCTTGTAGCCGTCGCCGAGCTTCTTTCTGATCTCCTTGCCGGCGACCTTGCGCATCGCCCGGATGCCGGCGGCCATGTAGCGGCGCGCCTTGAGGTGACGCGTGCCGAACTCCTGGTAGGGCCAGTAGGCGACGCCCACGGCGAGCGTCGCCTGCCGGTCGTCGCCGGCGCCCGCGATCGAGCCCGACAGGCGCCCGGTCGACACCGGCGCCCTGCTGCGGGCGGCGTCCTCGCCGGCCTGCGCGACCATGCGGAAGACGTCGCCCATGTGCTTCGCGTCATCGACGACGCCGTTGATCGCGGACTGCGCGCCCTCGACGCCGGTGACGGTGACCGCCATTCAGGCCGCCTTCGCGGTCGCCTTCGCCGTCGCGGTGTTCAGTTCCTCGCGCGACTCCAGGCTCGCTTGCTGCTCTTCCGAGAGGGCCGTCGGCGTCGTCGTCGCGAGCGTCGGGCGGGCGGTGCACGGCAGCTCGACGTCGAACTCGGCCCACGTCTGACTCTCGCCGCCGTAGGTGCCCTCGGACAGGACGACGGTGGCGTCGATGCCGGGTGTTGCCGCCCCGAACGCGACGCTCTTGCCGTGCGCCTGGATGACGACCCGGGCCGTGGCGCCGGCGTTTGTCCACAGGAACAGCGACAGGCCGCCGGTCGCCCAGTCCTGGACGCCCACGAGGTGGATCGCGTAGCTGCTGGCGCCCTGCTGCTGGATCTTGTCGCACAGGGTCGCGTACTCGACGGTATCGCCGGGCGTGGTGATCAGCTCGGCCGTCTTGACCGAGCAGTTGTACTCGGTCGCGCCCGAGAAGGGCCCGGGCGGGATCACGAACTTGACCGATGCGTCCTTGATGAACAGCCGTGCCATGTCAGACCTCCACGTCGAGCTCGACGATCGCGCCGCGCATGTCCTTGCCGCCGATCGAGATCACTGCCGGCGCCGAACGGACGCCGCGGTTGTGGGCATTCGGCGTCGCCTGGATCACGTCGCGGGTGATCGTGATCAGCGAATCGAGCGCGTCGAGCGCCTTCGCCGTGTCGATCGGCACGAGCGCCAGCACTTCCAGGCGCCAGCGCTCCATGCAATCGGGCTGCTCGCCGAGCTCGCGGTAGGGGCTGCCGGGCCGGATGAGCAGGGCCGGCAGCGCCGGCGGCGTGATCGGCTCCTCCGCGAACACCGAGACGTTCGCCGGCGCCGCCGCGTCGAGCGCCGTGGCGAGATCGGTGCGCGGGCTCATCAGCCGATCCCGAAGTCGGCGCGCAGGCCCAGGAGCAGGGGGTCCGCGTCGGTCATCAGGCCGCGCATGTACATCGGCACGTCCGAGCTCGCCGCGATGACGCCATAGGGCGCCTCGGGATCGTGGTAGAAGCGAAGCGCCCCGTTGAGGGCCAACTGATGGACGCGGGCCGGCACTGGGGCGGAAAACGAATGGCCGACCCGCGAATCGATCCACTCGGTGACGGCGTCGATCGCGGTCTGGGCCCGGGCCGCGTCGGCTCCGGGCCCCAGGATCGCGGTGACTTCGGCGAGGGTGACGTAGGCCATCTACGCCGCGGTGACCTTCAGCGAGCCGAGTCGCTGGCCGACGACGAGGTAGGCCCAGATGCCGACGCGCACGGCCGCCGGCCCGACGACCTGGTCGTAGGAGAAGCGCGCGATCGGCGATTCGAAGATGACGAAGTCGGACGGCGCGCCGGTGACGACGACGTTCGTCGTCGAGGCGTAGGACAGGTACGTCGTCGAGCCCAGCAGGCCTGCCGACGCGCCGCCGGCGGCCGTGGTGCCGGCGGCGTTGATCGGGCCGATCGCCGGGAGCAAGGGCCGCCCCGTCGTGTCGGCCTGCGAGAGCAGGACCGGGTAGAGCGCGGGCGGGATGAACTGCCCCTGCGCCGCCCGGAAGCGAACGCCGTAGTAGCCGACGAGGTTGCCGAGAATGCCGGCGTACGGGGTCGCCGCGACGATCGCGACGCCCGACGCCGTCGAGCCGGCTTCAACCGCCGTTTTGATGACGGCTTCGGACGCCTGCGCGTACGCCTCGACCATGTCGGCGATGACCATCGCCTCGGCCGACGGCGAGCTGCCGTCGAGCACCTGCCGGCTGACGTCGGTGTACGTGCCGTACAGGATCGGCGTGACGGTCACGGCCGTCGTCGCGAAGTCGGACGCCGCCGGGTTCACGCCTTCGGCCGATTGCGCGGTGACGACGGTCGACGTCGACACCTTCGGGAAGATCTTCGGCAGGCCGTCGCTGATCGGGTAGCGATCGTAGAAGCCGCCCATCGGCCGGCCCTTGAGAATCCTGGACGTGAGCAGGCCCGGGATGTAGTCGTTGGGATAGGCGCCCGGAACCTCCGAGCTGAGAACGTCGCCGGCGCGCTCCAGGAGCGGTCGCGCCGCGTTCTCGGCCGCGCGTTCGAAGTCGCCGCGCAGCTGCTCCCACCGGAACAGGCGCTCGGCCGCCTCCATGTCGCCGTTGCGCGCCTTCCAGCCGTCCGACAGGAGTGATACCCGCCGGCCGCGCTCGTCGCGCCCCGACCAGGTGGCGTCGGCGCGGTAGACCATCTCGGAGCGCGTGATCGCCAGGCGCGGGCCCGACGCCCGGCTGAGCACCTGCGCCGTCTCGCGCTCGGCGGCGGCGCGATCGACGTCCACCGTGACGCGCGTGCGGTTCGGCCGCTCGCCCTTCGGCGTCTCGGGCTCTTCCTCGGTGTCCTCTGTGTCCTCGGCCGGCGCCGTCGTCTTCTCGTCTGCCATGTCACCCTCCGCAGCCGCTCTCACGGCCGTGATCTGTGCGCCCTGGTATGCGCCGCGCGCGACGAGCGCCGCGCGCACGAGTTCGATCTTCGTGCGCTCGACGACGCCGTCTTTGGTGCGGCGTTGCGACACGGGTCGAAAGACGGCGCTCATGTCGGTGAGCACGCCGTCGCGGGCCAGCTCGTAGGCCTCGTCTCCGAGCGCCGTGCGGCTCACCTTGAAACGCACGAGAGCGCCGTCGCCGCCGAGATCGGCCGCAACACCGCGTCCGATCAATCGGGCGCCCTCGTGCGTGTTGTGGTCGCGCGGTGACGGGTCCGCCACGTATTCCAGGCGAACGCGGCCGGCGTCGAGCCCGTCCATGGCACCGCGCGCGATCGTCTCGCGGTAGGAGCGGCCGTCGGGCGAATCGCGGACCTCGGCTACCTGCCCGTAGGGGACGACGACGCCCTCGATGATCCGTTCCTCGGGATCGCCCGCCGCCCGGAGCAGGACCTGTCCGGTCCACTCGCGGGCGAGTTCAGACATCCGTCGTCATCGCCTTCGGGTTGGGCTCTTCGAGCGCCTCTCTCTGCTTCGCGATCTCGGCGTCGTTGTGAGCTTTCACGGCCGCGGTCATGTCGTTCTGGTCGGGCTCGTCGGGATCGGTCGGCTCGTCGCCGACCAGGGAGACGGGGTAGCGGGGATCGCCTTCCAGCCCTTCCACGGCGCCCGGCGTCGGGACGTTCGCCTTGCCTTCGCGTGTTGCCATTGCTCAGCCTCCAACAGTCACCATTGCCGCCGGGATTGCGGCTGGCGCGCCCGACGCCGGCGGTGGCGTCGCCCCTTCCGGCAGTGGCCCCAGTCCGAAGCCACCGGCTCGCGCCTCGTCGATCGTGAGAATGCCTGCGTGCACGA